TTAGGTTTAATTAGGTGAGCCTTCCTAATACGACAGGAGACCCATTCATTATAGTAGGCATCACTCATCAGAGCGTGGCGGTTGAATATCTCATAAGTTTCCCAATAGGAACACTCACTTCGATTTTTACATAGATGCAACACCTCACGGGTATATTCTTCTTCCCCATTCAGTTTCACATCTTCTTGTAGTTTGGTATTAGATCCCCAATAGGTTTCCCAATCAGAGGCAACACGAATCTTTTTCTTTTTACCTTTGACCTGCTTGGTCTTAGATTTGGTAAAGAACTTCTTACCAACATACTTTTGGCCTGTTTTGATGTGCGTGATAAGATACACAAAACCGAAATAACCATCAGTTTGATCTGAAGTTATTTCGGTTGGTGTATTATAATAGTACCATGTCATTCTTCATCATCATTTATTTCTTCAGAATCTACAATATACTCCGCACAAAATGGACAATGCAAAGGATCAGTTTCGCATTGTGCATCATCATATTTAATTGTAAAATCTGAACCACAATTATCACATAAGTGTCGTAGTGACTTCATTAATTACACCATGAAGATTTCTTTTCACCAAAATATGGTCTTGCATGGCCATTGGCGATTAACATTGCTGATAATCTTTGACCATTAACAATTACATCACCTAGCACACGGCCACCATATTTGTCATGTTCTTTTAATTCAATAAGAACTGGCTGATTGGATTTATATGCTTTGTTTAATGTATCTTTGGTAAATTGTGATGCCTTCTCTGCGGCCGCTGCTTCTTGTGGGCATAATGCTCGATGGCCTTTTTCTGGTGTGTCAACTCCAAGAACACGAATTGACAATTTCTTAGGTAATGGATCAGGCATGAATGGCGCATTAAATTCTACTGTATCACCATCAATAACTCTAGTAATTGATAAATTATATGGATTGGCTACTGCAACTGAACCAATCATAATGAGTACAGTCATTAGGCATAATTTAATTTTTTTCATTTCTTGATCATTCCCAAAACTTTGGCTTTAATTGCTTTTGCCCAAAATGGTTCAGGGAAATGCCAACCTACAAATGCACCAACTGCTACCCAAAATAGTGTGTCTAACATATAATTCTCCTTGTTAATTAAACTCTAAAACTTTCACCACATCCACAACGATCTTTTTCATTTGGATTTACGAATTCGAAACCCTCATTGAGTCCATTTCTTACATAGTCTATGGTCATGCCATTTAAATATGCAAGACTTTTAAGATCAGATACAATTTTATATTCTGTATTGTCCTGTATTACATCTTCTGGTGATACATCATCGACATATTCTAATGTATATGCCAATCCACTACAACCAGTAGTTCTAACACCAACTTTGATACCAATCCCTTTGCCACGCTTCTGCAAATTGGATTGTATTTTGTTAGATGCTGTGTTTGTTACGGTAATCATCTATAGCCGCCTTAATAGCATCTTCCGCAAGGATCGAACAATGGATTTTAACCGGCGGGAGTGCGAGTTCCTCTGCAATCTCAACATTCTTAATTGCGCCAGCCTGGTCCAACGTTTTACCCTTGACCCATTCCGTGACAAGCGAACTAGAGGCAATCGCTGAACCGCACCCATATGTTTTGAATTTTGCATCTTGTATAATTCCATCTTTTACTTTTATTTGTAATTTCATTACATCACCACAAGCAGGTGCACCAACCATTCCAGTACCAATTTGACCATCGTTTTTGTCAAAGCTACCTACATTTCTAGGATTTTCGTAGTGATCTATAACTTTTTCTGAATACGCCATTATTCTCTTTCCTTTGATAATCCCATTTTATTAAAAATTTTGAACCACATCCAACCAATATCAAATTCTAATGGTTTTCTACTTAGTTTCGGATTTGCAGGATCACCATGATGATTGTTATGTAATTCTTCACCACCAATAATAATTCCCCATGGAATTATGTTGGTCGATTTATCTTTACTGTCGTAATTTCTATAGCCGTAATAATGTCCCATACCATTCACAACTCCTGCTGCCCAAAAAGGAATCCATATCATCTGAACTCCCCAAACCCAAAGACCCCACCAAGAAAAAAACATTAAGTCTATAAGTAACAATAAAATAATTCCAGCGTATGGAAATCTTGAGTATATATTTCTTTCGACCCAATCATCTGGAGTTCCAGCTCCATATCTATCAATCATTTCTTTATCTTTTGATGATTCGATATAACAAAAAACTCCAGCAAATAAAATAAACCAAATACCAAAAATATGTGGAGAATGTGGATCTCCCTCTTTATCAGAATTTTGATGGTGTTTACGATGTATGGCAACCCATTCTTTCGTAACCATACCAGTTGTTAACCACAACCAAAAACGAAAAAAGTGAGATAGATTTGGATGAAACTCTATGCCTCTATGTGTTTGCCCTCTATGTAAATATAGAGTAACGCAAATAATGGTGATGTGTGTCATCACCATTAAATATAATAGAGAAATCAAGCAGCTTTACCCCATACATCGTCCCATGTACCACTTAACGCACCTTTAGAATAATCGGTTGAACGATTCTCAAAAAAGTTAGTGTGTGTTGGAGCATTAATCATTTCTTCTACCCATGGTAATGGATTACGTTTGACTTTAAAAATACCTTTCATGCCTAAACCAATCAACCTGCGATCAGCAATATAACGAATATATTGTTTTACATCGGCTGGTGTTAGACCTTCCATCTCACCCATACTAAATGCTAAATCGATGAATTTATCTTCTAATTCAACCATTCGCTCTGCGATGGCATAGATAGATTCTTTTAATTCATCGTTCCAAATCTCGGTGTTCTCATGTATATATGTCTTAAATAACTTCATCATTGACTCAGCATGCATTGTTTCATCAACGATTGACCATGTAATGATTTGACCCATGCCTTTCATTTTGCCTTGGCGTGGAAAATTCAACAACATAATGAATGAGGAGAATAACTGCATACCTTCTGTAAAGGCAGAGAATACAGCAATATGTTTTGCGGTGTTCTCTTTGGTGCCATTCTTATCTGAAATATCTAAAACATAATCATGTTTGTCTTTCATTTCTTGATATGCCATGAATTCATTGTATGTCGTATCAGGCAATCCTAATGTTTCAATCAGGTGTGAATAGGCCGCAATATGTAGTGCTTCACGAGCAGCAAAGCCCATCAGCATCATACGCACTTCTGGTTGTGGAAAATATGGTAGATAGTTCTTTACATAACCACCTGCCACATCAATGTCGCCTTGTGTGAAGAAACGAAAAATATTGGTTAAAAAGTGTTTCTCAGCTGGTGTGAGTTTCTTTTTCCAATCTTTCACATCTTCAAGCATTGGCACTTCTGTGTGTAACCAATGTGATTGCTCATGCTTCAACCATGCCTCATATGCCCATGGATAATTGAACGGTTTAAAACTGTTGCGTGTATCTGTTAATTTACTTTCTGTTTTCTTAATCATCTTTTCTTTCGTACATAAATGTGTTAGTATCTCCTAATGCCCATTTTGAATCTGTTTCAACTGACCATTTTTTAGTTGCTACTTTGAAATCAGGCATCTTTAATTCTTTTGGGTTACTGCTTGGTTCTAATATAATCAATCTATTATTTGGTTGAGCAGCAAACTGCCCATTATCACACATAATAAAATTATAAGACTTATGATCTTCTACATCTTCAGAAAAACCAGTATCAATAATATTAAAATCAGGATGGGCACTATCGACTGTAAAAAGATATACTCCATACATCCAATCTCCATTTTTCAATTTGAATTTACATCTCATTGATTGTAACTGTGCTTTTTTAATAACTGTAATATCATACGATAAACAATCCCACAACTGCAAATGATCTAATGGTAATGGTTCGCCTTCAATTGGCTTCCAACAAAATGCGTGTAATGGCAATTTGTCATACAATGCACCATAATTGTTTAAGTAGGCTTCAATACGAAATGCTTGACCCCTTAAAGATTTGATACTTATCCACCAACAAGGCTCAAGTTCTCCATGACCTTTTTCAAAATCATAGAGAAATTCTTTACGAACAAAACATTTTACTGGTGGTAAATTTGCAACAATATGTGCCATTAACCTTCACACGCCAAACATTCATTACCTTGAGCAATAGCACTCATATCTAATTCTTTGATAACTTCTCTTTCAATACGCTTAGAGACCTTATCAGCCTTTGCTAACTTCTCTGAACGGCAATAGTATAATGTTTTCAATCCTTTTTTCCATGCCAAAAAATGGCAGGCATGAAGATACTTAACATTCACATCAGGCCTAAAGAATAGGTTCAACGATTGTGCTTGGTCAATATACGCTTGGCGGTCGGCTGCATGTTCAATTACCCAGCGTTGGTCAATTTCCATACTGGTCTTAAACACATCTTTTTGCGTTTCATCTAACACATCTAAATGCTGAACTGAACCATCATTAGCAATAATAGATGACCATGTGTCCTGCATTTGTTCTTCTGTTAAACCTTTTTCTCTGAGAATGGCATCAAGAAATTTATTCTTGTTTAAATATGCGCCACTCAATGTGTCCTGTCTGTAAGCATTAGCACGATATGGCTCAATAGAAGGACTGGTGTTACCCATAAGAATAGAGCTGGAAGCATTTGGGGCCACAGCCATAACGTGAGCAAAGCGTAGGCCGGTGCCGGCACAGTCACCAGGAGAGCCACGTTCTGCACCCAATTGTAAGTTGGCTTCATCTAATTTACTCCTTATATGTTTGAACATTTTGTTATTGGCTACTTTAGCCATAACACCTTCAAAAGCAATACCATTACGCTGTAGATAAGCATGGAACCCAAGAGCACCGATACCAATAGAACGCTCTCGCTCGGCACTAAACTTTGCACGACTGACAGCATCAGGAGCATTAGTAATGAAGTAATCAAGGACATTATCAAGCATCTCGGCAATATCTTTGAGAAATAATTTGTTAGATTTCCATTCATCATAATACTCCAAATTAACTGACGATAGGCAGCAAACAGCTGTTCTATCTTTATCTGTTGGTAGAATAATCTCAGAGCATAGGTTTGATTGTTGAATCTTTAGACCTAAATCTTTCTGAAATTGTGGCATGAGCCGATTGCTGGTGTCAATGAAATGGATATATGGTTCACCAGTTAACATTCTTGTTTCTAAAATCCTCTGCCACAATTCACGAGCAGAAATAGTATCTCTTACTTCACCTGACGCTGGGTCTTTTAGTTGCCATGTGTCATCGAAGTTTGGGTCAAGCATTGATTGCTCAACAAGGTGCATGAACTCATCGGTGATATTGATGCCGTGATGTAAATTAAGGCAACGCATATTTTGGTCGCCTGTTGGTTTACGAATTTCAAGGAACATTAATACATCAGGATGACTAATATCAAGATAGGCTGCATACGAACCTCTGCGTGTGCGACCTTGACGATAGGCCAATGAAGAAGCATCATAAGTACGCAAGTGTGGCATTACGCCTGTTGATTTATCATCAGCACTACGAATACCAAGACCAATGCCAACGCCACCGCCCAGCATTGATAACCAATTTACTTCAGCAAGACAATCTACTAGTCCTTCTGCCGAATCATGTAGATAAGGGAGAAAACATGATATAGGAAGACCACGCTTACTGCGACCAAAGCTAAGAATGGGAGTAGAATAAGAAAGCCAATGATTGGAACTATACTCATACAACCTCTGTGAATGCTCTTTGTTAGAGCCAAACGCTTTTGATACATATGCAAACCTTTCTTGCGGAGAGTTTTCATCTTCTTTCATGTAACTCTCTTTTAATCTTTTAATTCCCAATTCATCAAACAACGAATCTTTACTAAAATCAACGGTAATACCGTGAACGACATTGCTCATCCAAAACTCCAGTTATTGTTATTTTTTATTACTAATTTATTTTTTGTGTGTCATTCGCTAAGCGAAGATGCATGTAATGTATTCATGATATTAATGTTTCATTATATTTTTTTCCAAAATGTAAATTTAGCTTGTGCTTCAAGGCCTTTGAAGGTGTTACTACTTATAATACTTTGTATTTCAGATTGACTATATCCGTTTAATATCATTTCATTAATATCTTTACCATTCATATTGTTTGGCCAAATCACTATAAAATGGTCACTTTTGATCGCATTTTGCATCATTTTCACGATTTCTTTGTTGCGTGGTTCATTGTCAAATATTAAAACTTTTTTACCTGCTGAAATACTTTTTGCTGTTAATGCAAGATTAGCATCGCCACTTGCCAAACAATTATCTAAGAACAATGAATCGAGTGGACCTTCAACAAGATATACTGTTTGGTTTAAATCAATTCTTTCCATACCATAAACTAATTTACTATCTGATTCTTTTGTGCGTATAGTAACATAGCGTAATGTTTTATCACTAGTCACCAATGCACGGCCTGAAATTGCAATTAGATCATTATATTCATCATAAAATGGTATGACCAATCTCGCATCATTGATCAATTGTTTATCACAATCTGGCACCAAAGCTGTTACAAATTGTCGATACTTATCGGTATAAGCCAACAGTTTGTAACACTTCTCGGGAAGCTTTCTAGATTTGATATAGTCTAAGCAAAAATGTCCAGCAGGTAACTTGTCGACCCATTCTCCTTGTTCAAATACTTTTTGCTTCTCCACTTTGTCGAATTTGGGAGGCGTGATGTTAAATGTGGTGTTGGCGATTTTGGAG